GGATCGCGTAATTGAACTTACAAATGGGTCTACTATAAGACTTGGATCGGTCAATCAAATTGACTCTGTTGTAGGAAGAAGCTATGACTTTGTTCTCTTCGATGAGGCGGCATTGGCAGATGGAGAAACTGCCTTCAACGTTGCCATTCGACCAACGCTCGATAAACCGGGTAGTAAGGCTTTATTTATTAGCACTCCTCGTGGTAGGAATAACTGGTTTAGTCGTTTTTATAATCGCGGCTATACTGATGAATTTTCTGAATGGGTGAGTATAAAAGCTACTTGGCAAGATAATCCGAGAGCTTCAGAAAGCGATATTGCAGAAGCTCGACGTTCAATGAGCCAAGCTGAATTTGCCCAGGAATATGAAGCAGACTTTAACGTATTCGAAGGACAGATTTGGAACTTCAACTACGAAGAATGTGTACAAGATCTGTCCGAGATGGACTTTACAGGTGCGGATATCATCTCAGGTCTTGACGTAGGTTTTAAAGACCCGACAGCATTCTGCTGTATTGCTTATGATGGGCATAAGTATTACCTTATGGAGGAATACTACGCCGCAGAAAGAACGACTGAGGAACACGCAGGATATCTTGCGGAAATCATAGACCGGAGGGAAGTAGATTATTGCTTTATTGATGCGGCAGCAGCACAAACTCGATTTGACTTTGCCCAACAATATGATATTTCAACCATCAACGCCAAAAAATCTGTTGTTGATGGGATTGGACATGTAGCTTCTCTTATTGATAATGATCGGCTTATTGTTGATTCTTCGTGTGTAGAAGTTCTTCGATCTCTCGACCAATATCGCTGGGATCCGAATCCAAACTTAATACGTGAGAAACCTATTCATGATTCTTCTTCCCATATGGCAGATGCATTAAGATACGCACTTTATAGTTTTGAAGAGAATGCACCTACTTTTTAAAAGGCAACAAAAAAATAATCCTTGACTTTCAACTAACCTCTCAGTATAATTTATAAAAATGGCAGAGCTAAAAAGAGACCCAATTAAATATATAAGGGATAAAGCTAAGGCTAAATATGAAAAAGGCTCCGCGTGTGAAATTTGCGGTACAAAGATAAAACTAGATTTTCATCATTACTTTACTTTAGCACCCCTGTACCATAAGTGGCTAAAAGAGAAACAACAACTTCGTCCAGAGCACTATACAGATGAGTATCTGATTATTTGGAGAGACGAATTTATAGAAGATAACTGGCAAGAACTTTATAACGATACAGTTACTCTGTGCCACACGCACCATTTAAAGCTTCACAGCATTTATGGCCGGAATCCACCTTTGCATACCGCATCAAAACAAATGCGCTGGGTAGAGATACAACGAGAAAAATATGGCATGGTATAACTTCTGGAAGGAAGAAAAATTAAACCCAGCTCAAGAGGAGATCGTCTATAGTCTAGAAGGCGCCGGCCCTATTGCCTCTAGAGAAATTATTACTAATTACACCGCGTACTACGAATATTTAGAAGTCGTAAATCGCGGTGTAAACATGATTGTTGATGATACTGCCGAGATTCCCTCAAGAGTGGGTGAGCCGATACAAGGCCTTAATTCGGTAACTAAAGGAATTAGACGTTCTCGTGTTGATCTACTGCTCAATAAAGAACCTAATCCTTTTCAAGATATTTCTACATTTAAGCGAAACCTCATAATCGATTATATACTCGATGGAAATATCTTTATCTATTTTGATGGCGTCTCGCTGTATCATCTTCCCGCAAACTATACAGACATAGAACCTGACACTCAAACATACATAAAAAGTTTTCTTTTTCAGAAAAACATAGAGTATACTCCAAGAGAGATTATACACATTAAAGAGAATTCTTTTCACAGTATCTATAGAGGTACTAGTAGATTGAGAGCCGCTCAAAGGATTATGTCTCAGCTTACTAAAATGAGACAGTTTCAGGATAACTTTTTTACGAATGGAGCTGTGCCAGGACTAGTAATTAAATCTCCCTCAGTTGTAAGCGAAAAGAATAAAGAAAGAATGATTCAATCCTGGATGACTAGATATCGTCCAGATGGAGGCGGAAGAAGGCCTCTGATACTAGATGGGGGAATGGATTTAGATTCAATATCAAACGTAAACTTTAGAGAACTAGACTTTGAAGCATCTATACATTCTTCAGAAACAGAAATCTTAAAAGTGCTAGGTATTCCACCAATTTTATTAGACTCCGGAAATAATGCAAACATTCGTCCTAACCATAGAATGTACTATTTAGAAACAATTCTTCCTATAGTAGAAAAAATTAATAGAGCTGTAGAAAGATTTTTCGGATACCAAATAACTCCGGACATTAGTAATATTCCTGCACTTCAGCCAGAATTAAGAGATTCTGCAGCATATTATTCAACTCTTGTAAACTCAGGTATTATTACACCGAACGAGGCGAGAGAAGCACTAAACTATGATGAAATTTTTGGATCAAGTGAAATAAGGGTGCCTGCCAATATTGCAGGCTCAGCATCAAACCCCTCAGAGGGGGGAAGACCAGAGGAAGAAGATAATGAAGCGTAATGGATCTGTTAAAGCCAACATGGAAGAGATCGTCGATTTCTTTATTGAAGAGGGAAAAGTATACAAACTACGTGATTGGAATATTAATGGGCATAGAGAATTATATAAAAGATTAGTAGGCTCTCAAGATTATAAGAATTTTATTTATACCGCTAGCCGTATTTTTAAGGCTAAGTGGAAAACTATTGGGCAGAAAAAAGAGGAACTTACTGTCATAACCCCACCACCTAAGGTGGAAGCGTCTTTTTCAATGGATCCCTTAGCAGCATTGAAAAAGACTAAAAAAGTAGGAGAATCAATTGAATAAAATTTTTCACATTGGCTCCACATTTAAAGCATATGAAGAAGGGGATGACCTTCATATTGCTGGTATGGCCAGTACTAACAATACTGACCGTGTTGGAGACATAATTGAGAGTGAAGCCTGGACAAAGGGCGGAATTCAAAATTACCTAAATAATCCCGTAATTCTTTTTAATCACGATTACAATCAGCCGATTGGCCGAGCAGTTTCGCTTGGTACTAATGATGATGGTCTGCAGTTAAAAGCAAAAATTGCCAAATCTGCTGGTCACGTAGGTGAATTAATTAAAGAAGGCGTTCTTGGAGCTTTTTCTGTTGGTTTCCGAGTCAAGGACGCGGAGTACATGACGGAAAGCGACGGATACAGAATCAAGGATGCAGAGCTATTGGAGGTTTCGGTAGTCACGGTTCCTGCTAACCAGGCTGCAACCTTTTCTCTTGCAAAATCTTTTAACTCAGAGAATGAGTACGAAGAGTTCAAGAAATCTTTCAAACAAGACGATTCTGAGGAGAAACATATACTGAGTGTTCGGGAGACTGAGGACAAAGTAACTGTTGAATTTGAAAAGCACTCTGAAGAAGAGTCAATGCCAAAAGACTTATCACAAGTCGAAGCACAGGAGAAAACTATGAGTGACAACATTGATGTTGATGCTATTGTAGCTGCTGCTGTCGAAAAGACGGCCGCCGCAATGGCAATGAAAGAAGCTGAGCGCAAGGCAGAAGAGCAAGCTAATATGGAAGCAGAACAAAAAGCTGCTGACGAAGCTGAAGCTCAAAAAGCCGCGCAAGAAGCTCAAATCGCAACCGCTGTAACTAGTGGTGCGGAAAAACTATTGGCTGACGTTGCAGAACAAATGTCTGCAAAAGATGCCAACCACGCAGAACTTATCAAGAAGTACGAAGCTGATTTGAAAGAAAAAGCTAGTGAAATTGAAAAGATGCGTGACAGCAAGCGAGTTTTCGCTGACCGTTCCGGTTCAGCAGAATCTCAAAAAGCCTTAGAAGAAGACATGGTTAACGCCCATCTTTTAGGCGTTATTACTAACAAGGGTGTACAGGGAACTAGCTTTGGTCGATCAGTACTTGAAAAAGTAAACGGTCGAGCAGGTGCAGCAGTACCTACTTCAACCTCTGAAAACTTTGAAACTCAAGTTTCTACTGCAATGGAGCGAGACATTGAGCTCGAGCTTGTATTAGATCCTTTGTTCCGTAAGATTCAGATGAATGCTGCTTCTATGGTAGTACCCCTCATGCCGGACGCAGGTTATGCTGAGTTCTTAGCTTCAGGTTCTACCGAAGGTTCTAGCGATGCAGTTGCTCCCAAAGGTAACTTAGATCAGCGTTCTGCTAGTTTTGGCGACGAAGCTGGTATTCCAATGGGCAACAAAATTTTGACTGTTGCTAAATTGGTATCTAAGTCTTTCATCGCAAATGAAACTGAAGAAGACGCGATTATTCCCGTTCTTCCTTACATCCGAGAAGCTATGGTTCGATCACACGCACGTGCAATCGAGCATTCACTTCTTTTAGGCCAATTAGCTACTTATGACCTTATTACTAGTGGCTACAAAGGCTTGATTCAATTAGCTACCGATGACAGCAAGATTACTAGCGATACTCAGCCTTCACCTGCTGATTTCGACGTAACTGCTGCCGACTTATTGGCTATGCGCCAGGATATGGGCAAGTATGGCCGTAATTCACGAGACGTTATTTATATCGTTGGCTTGGATGCTTATTACAAGTTGCTTGACGATCCTGCTTTTGCAGACGTTAACCAGGTTGGTTCAGATACAGCATTGAAGCTCAATGGTGACGTAGGTTCCGTATACGGTTCACGAGTAATCGTATGTGACGAATTCCCAAGCGAAACGGACGGTGCTCCTTATGCCGTAGCAGTTAATACGCGTAACTTTGTTATTCCCGTATTACGTGGTGCTACTGTTGAACAGGATTACCAAGTTGAACAACAGCGTCGAGTACTTATTGCTACTCAGCGTCGTGGTTTTGACAGAATGTTTGCTCAAGCTGGTCAAGTTGTTGCAAAGACTTACTAATAGTAAGTATTGGATACGGAGAGCCCTACGGGGCTCTCCATTTCTTTCGAGAATTTAAATGGCAGATTTAATTACATTAGATGAATATAAACTCTTAGAGGGTATAAACTCTACTCAGTATGACGAAAAGTTTGAGAAGCTAATTACGAGTGTAAGTCAGCTTGTCCGTACTTATTGTAATAATGAGTTTGACACCTATGCCTCTGCCCCAGGGTTTACTGAAGAATTTGATATTCAATGGGATACATATGTTGTTCAGTTAAGAAAAAGCCCTGTAATTAGTATTACTAATGTATATGAAAGAGTGGGACAGTCTTCGGCGTATACCGAACTGTTTTCTTCCAATTCTAGTCCTGTAGGATATGATTGGTACTTAGACACT